CTTTTGTGCAAACAATAACAAGCTGAACCTTTTTTGGCGTCGGGTGACCTAACCGAGCCTGACCGAACCCCACGAGGCCCGCCCGGGCCTCTTTCGCTGGCTCCGAGCGGGCCGACACTCTGGAGGGTACTCAATGCGAAAGAGCCTCTTTTTCGTCCTGATTCTCGCGTCATCCTATGCCGGGCTGGCGCTCGCGCCCGCGCCCGCGGCCGCCGTGAAGGCGACGCCCGGGGTGCGCCCGGCCGATACCGTCTCGGTCGTCGACTACGGCGCGACCGCCGACGACGCCACCGACGACACCGCGGCGATACGCGCCGCCTGCGTCGACGCCGTCGCCCGCGACCTGCGCGTATGGGTGCCCCGCGGCAAGTTCATCACGAGCACCCTCACCATCCCCGACGGCACCCGCATCCTCGGCGTTGGCCGCGCCTCGTGGCTATCGGGGGCGCTCCGGTTCGGCAGCGATTGTTCGATACGCCGCCTCATGCTCGGGTCGCGTCAGGCGACCCTGACGCTCGCCCCCGCGCGTTGGTCGACCCACAACATCTGGGTCGGGTCGTGCCGCCTCCGCGGCGGCTCGCCCGATTGGAATGGGGCCATCTTCCACAACGGCAGCGGGAGCGTCTCGGATATGACGTTCAACGCCTGCAAGTTCGAGCGGAACTACGGGGTCCGCGCCCCGGGCGTCGGCGCTGGCGCTGTCATGTTCTTCATCGACCAACGGGCCGGGTACGACTCGGTCGTCAGTGGCATCCGCATACAGCATTGCCATTTCGGCGTCGCCAACGGCAACGGCGAGATTGGCCAGCCTACGTTCAACATCGTCTTCTGTCGGAGCGTCGAGGGGTCGAGCGGTTGGTTCGGCGGCATCGAGGTCGTCGACAACGTCTTCGAGGCGGTCGGCGAGTTCTCCCTCGACTTCGGCCAGTCAGGCAATGGACCCTATGTCCCCGGCCACAGTGACGTACTCATCCGCGGGAACGTCATCAAGGGCGCGGGCCTCGGCGACCCCATTTGGGGTTATGGCATCTGTACCGAGCCGACCCACAACGGGACCGTCATCGAGGGCAACCTCATCTACCGTTGCCAATACACCGCCATCAAGCTCACCAAGGACACCGACGATACCATCGTCAGAAACAACGTCATCGACTACCGCGAGGACAACGGCGTGGTGCTCGCGCACCCGTCCTACCACGCGACTATCGCCATCCTAGAGGGTTGCCTCCGAAACACCGTGACCGGCAATACCATCTACCTCCCGCCGACGCCGAAGGCCGACCCCGCGACCATCGAGAACAACGGCGGGTCGACGAACGTCATCACGGGTAACCGCATCATTCAGTGAGCGACCATCATGCCACGCGCCGCCGTACATCCTGACTCCCTCCGCGGGCAAGGACTCCGCGTCGTCCCGACGGCCGCGCCCGCCGCGCCGCCGGGGGTGCCGCCCGAGCCGAAGTGGGACGACTATTTCCCACGTAAGGCGCAGGCGCATATGCGCCGCCGCGCCCGCCGCGAGTGGAAATACCTACTCGCCGAACTCGACCGTGCGAACATCGTCGTATCCCGGCTCGACCTGCCCGTCCTAGAGGACTACGTCGTATGCCGGGTGCGGCTCATCTGGTTGGAGTCGTGGCTTTCGAGCCCCGAGCATATGACCGACCGGGGGGCGTCGAAGGATGCCGTCTTCTCGCCGCTCAACCAGTACCGCGCCCAACTCAAGTTTTACATCGACCGTCTCGGCCTGTCGCCGCGCTCCCGTCAGGACCTCAAGCAAACGCGCAGCGCCGACGAGGGGGGGTTCGACCTCGACTAATGGACACGCCCGACGCACAGAGAACGCCGACCCTCACGGTCTACATGGGGCCGCCCGGCGCTGGCAAGACGACGCACGCCCGCGCCAACCGCGGCGGCGCTCACCTCCTGAGCGCCGACGTCATGCGGCGGGCTCCGCACGCCGTCGACCCGGCCATGCTCTTCCACGTCCTCCTCGCGCGGGCGCAGGCGCACCTCATCGGCGGCGAGGACGTCGTCGTCGACGCCTGTAACATCCACCCGGTGCCGCGCCGCGCGTTCCTCAAGGTCGGCCGCGCCTGCCGTGCGCGGACACGGCTCGTGGTTTTGTACGTTTCGCTACAAGAAGCACTCGATGTGCAGACGGTCCGCGCGTACCCGGTGCCGCGCGACCGCGTCGTGAGCTACTGCCGCCGGTTCCGGTCGGCGCTGCGCGACGCCCGGCACGAGGGTTGGGACGAAATCGAGGTCGTGAGGCGTCGATGAACCTCGACCGGCTCCCGCCTATCGGGGCCAAGAAAGACAAGCTCGTGGCCGCCGTGGCCGCCGCCGACGGCGACGCCCGCTTCGCGGTGCTCGCCGCCGCCCTGCGCGAGATGGGCTACACCGTCGACGAGGACCGCGGCCGACAGGCGGTCAACTTTTGCGAGCGGTACTGTCGCCACACCAAGGGCGACTGGTACGGCGTGCTCTTCCGGCTCGTGCCGTGGGAGTTCGTGGCTACGTTCTCGTTCTTCGGGGTCGTCGACCCCGAGGGGCGACGCCTCTTTCGCCGTCTCTGGTTGGAGGTCGGCAAGAAGAACGGAAAGACCGAGTTGATTAGTGCGTGGCTCCTCATCTGTCTGTTCGCCCTCGGCGAGTACGGCGGCGAGGTCTACAGCGCCGCGTCCTCGCGCGACCAAGCGGCGCTGACGTACCGCGTGATGGCGTCGATGGTGCGGCAAGAGAAGAACATGAGGAAACGCGCCCGGCTCTACGACTCGGTCAAACGCATCTACGTCCCCGAGACGGAATCCTTCTACCAAGCCCTCAGTAGCGACGCCATGTATAACGACGGGGTCAACCCGTTCGCCGTCGGCGTCGATGAGGTCCACCGCCACAAGGACCGCGACCTGTGGGACGTCCTGCGACAGGGGCAGGGCACCCGCTCGGAGCCGCTCTTCTTCGGCATCACGACGGCGGGCTCCGGCCGCGAGGGGCTCGCGTGGGCCGAGCACGAGCACGCCCGCATGGTCAACGAGCGCACCGTTCTGGACCCGCGCCTGCTCGCTATGATTTACACCGTACCCGAGGAAGCCGACTGGCAGGACGAACGCGTCTGGGCGCTGGCCAACCCGTCGCTCGACGATTTCCTACGCCGCGACGACCTGCGCGAGGCGCTCGACAAGGCGGCGCACACCCCGAGCGAGGAGCACAACGTGCGACGCCTGCGCCTCAATCAGTGGGTGGCCGCCGAGACCAAGTGGCTCGATATGGGCGCGTGGGAACGATGCGGCGGCCTGCTCGACGAGGCCAGCCTCGCGGGGCGTCCGTTTTACGGGGGCATCGACATTTCGCATAGCCGCGACTTCACGGCGTGGGTGATGTTCTTCCCCGACGACCCCGACGCCAATGTCCTCAGTGGGCGTTGCGTCGCGCATTTCTGGATGCCCCGCGAGGCGCTCACGACCCACCGCGCCATGATGCGCCCCGACCTTGAGGCGTGGGCGCGGGCCGGGCTCGTGACGTTCTGTGAGGGCGACCGCGTCGACCTCCGCGAGTTGCGCGACCAAGTGCTCGCCGACTGCCGTCAGTACGAGGTGCGCGAAATCGGCTTCGACCGGTTCCACGCTCACGGCGTCATCGACGACCTCGCCGAGGTCCTTGGCGGCGATACCCTCGTCGACGTCTCGCAGGGGTTCCTCGGCATGAACGAACCTGCGAAGGAACTAGAAGACATGGTAGCTACCGGTCGCCTCAATCACGGGGGGAACCCGGTGCTCCGCTACATGGCCAGTGTGTGCGTCGCCGAAGTCGACCGCGACGACCACATCCGGCCGAGCCGCCGCAAGTCCTCGGACAAGGTCGACGGCATCATGGCACTATGTACGGCTCTGGAACGGGCCATAGCGAACAGGGCCGATACGTCGGTGCCCGGTATTGAGGTGATAGAACTGTGACATGGTATGACCCCATCGACTGGTTCAAGAAGAGCGAAAAACGAGCCCCCATCGACCGTTTCGACATTGGGGCACTCGTCGGGCCACGCAACCCGTCGGGTAAGACCATCAACGAGGTAACCGCGCTGGAGGGCACCATCGCGGTCTTCGCCGCCATTGACCTTCTGGCGAACAGTGTCGCCCAGATGCCGTGTCTCCTGTACCGGCGCATCGACGCCCGCAACCGCGAGCGCGTCGAGGAAACGCCGATGCGGTTCCCGGGCACCCTCGCCCGCACCCTCCATCAATCGCCGAACCCCGAGATGACCGCGCCCGAATACTGGGCGACCGTCGTCGGGCATATCGCCAGTTGGGGGAACCACTTTTCGTACATCGTCCGCGACGAATATACTCGCGGACAGCAACTCTGGCCGCTCCGTCCCGACCGTATGGAGGTCTGGGCGCTCAATGACGTGAAGGGCCTCGGCGGGTCGCGGGCTTACGTCTACAACCTGCCGAACGGTCAGAAGGTCGGCCTGACGCGGAACGAGGTTCTCCACGTCATGGGCCTGAGTAACGACGGGCTCACCGGCCTGAGCCCCATCTCGACCGCCGCCAACGCCATCGGCATCGAGCAGGCGGCCGCCGAGTATACGGCGCGGTTCTTCGCCAATAGCGCCGTGCCCGCCGGTATCCTCAACGCCGACAAACCGCTCAACCCCGAGCAGACAAAGCACCTCAAGGAACAGTGGCAGTCAATCGTCGGCGGGCTGTCGAACGCCAACCGGCTCGCCGTCCTGCACTCCGGTATCACCTATCAGGCCGTCGGCCTGCCGCCGCGCGACAGCGAGTTCCTAGAGCTACGGCGGTTCCAAATCCAAGAGGTCGCCCGCCTCTATCACATTCCCCTCCACCTCCTACAGGAAGTGACGGGCTCGACGTCATGGGGCACAGGCATTGAGCAAATGTCGATTGGTTTCGTCGTTTATTGCCTGAGCCCATGGATTGGCCGTCTCGTGGCCGCCATCAACCGCGACCTCGGCGACGTGGCCGCCAACCGGACCCTACTCGACGAGGGGCTCTACGCGGAGTTTCAGGTCAACGCCCTCCTCCGCGGCGATATGTCCAGCCGTGCCGCGTTCTATCAGAGCGGCATACAAAACTCGTGGCTCACGCCCGAGGACGTTCGCGCACTCGAAAACCTGCCGTATATCACGGGCCTAGACCGGCCCCAGATGCAAGTCAACCGCGCCCCCATCGGGGGCGACGGGCTGCCGAAGGTCGCCGCCGCGGCGACGCCCGCCAGCCCGCCCGAGCCGCCACCC